CCGTAGCATCTGACCTTCACCTGCAGCATCATTTATGTACATATAACCACCTGCATATTGGTTAAGTGTAATATCAGTACCAGCAGTTTCTACTGAGATTGCAGTTTCACCAGCAGCTACACCAGCAGTAGGTGTAAGATCAAAGTGGTGAGCAATAGANGCAGCNTGAGTTACACACTTACCTGCCGTTACTGCAGTTCCACCCAGCTTACCGTAACGGTACATAGTATTACCGTAAAGTAATCTACTTCCTAAAGGAAATAGTTGAGAAGCTCCTGCAGTGTAGGGGTCAACTGTGCCGTATGTGCTGCCGCCTTTACCAACAATGAAATCAGAAGCAGCGTAACCTGTTGCTGCAGCGTATTGAATATGTCCACCAGTAGTAACTTGAAGTGTACCACCTACAGAAGCATTTGTTGAGTAGGTCGAGTTATCTGTGAAGGTTCCTAGAGTATCGCTTTTAGTGACTTTAGTAAACCCGTTTTCAGAGCGTACTGAACCGTTGAAAGTTGTATTAGCCATGTTGATCTCCTGTCGTGGCTAGAGTCAGTCGCATTAGGCAACTGTCAGGGATGAGGTATTGTACTGCAGAACAAAACAAAAAGAAAGGGGCTACCGAAGCAGCCCCTAACTCTGTTTATGTAACGTGTTTTACGCTCCGGGTGAACCAAAGATACCCAGTGGGTCAGACACACCAAACGAATAGCGTTCGCGTGCTTTGTAGCGGCTGTTGCCAGTATCAAAGTCAGCGTCCATCGAAGTAGCCATAGGGCTACGTGTAAAATGTTTCAGACCGTTTGGAACATCAGTCATCAGGAACCAAGCGTCAGTGTCTGTCAGGTAGTGGTTGACAGTGTAACCACCGGGGACAGAACCGTTGCTGCGGATGGCGTTGAGGTCGTTGTCTGCAGTACCTACACGGCCTTCTGTTTCCAACAAACGAGTTGCAACGAATTGCAGGTTTGGCGGAATCGCAAGTTTTTTAGGCTTTGCAGCAATCAATAGACCACGTTCGTCGGTCCAACCTGCAATTTGAATAATAGCCGCTTCAAGCGAAGTTTCATTCAAATCTGCAGCCGTTGCTGGTTCGTTAGAGTTAGTACCACCAGAAATCAACGGGTGGGCAGTAGAGCAAAGCTCGACGCCGTCGCCGTAAGTAGTACCGCTGGAAAAGGCGTTATTCAGTATAGTAGCCGCCTTAACCTGTTTTGTGTACGCCATCGCACGGGCCAGTGCTTTAGTATAACGTGACGATAGAGAATCGTACAAGTTATCTTCGATGGCTTCCTCAGTAATTGCGAAGCCCATTGCAACTGTTTCGTGTGTATAACGTGCGGTGAACGCCTCTTGAGCATTGTCATATTCGATGGCAGAGCCTTCGTCCTTGACAGGTGCCGCTGAGAATCCTGAAAGTTTTGTTTCTTCCTCGAACGAACGGTCCGAAGTTTCTGTTTCAAAAATTTCAGTGTGTTCTTCACCGTATTTTGCGTATTCCAGACCAAACAATGCGTTTAGGCCGGGGAGCAGCTCTTTAAGTAGCTGTGCGCGTGAAATTGCCATGTTATGTTAACTCCTTAAACGCCAACAGTGTGGTCATAGCGATGATAACCAGCGGTAAACTTAACAAGAAACTCTGTGAAGTTACCTGAACTGTCCACCGTATCCGGTACAACATCAATTACAGTAAGCGGCAGTACGGATGTGACGTTGTTAATGAACACCCCCATGCGACCATTACCTGTAGCGGTCTGCCCAGTATTCAACACTAATTCTGCGTTGCAAGAAACTGTAGTAGCCCGAGTTTTAGCCAAAGGTGTCAGACCTGTAGTAGCACCATCAGCGGTAGAACCAGTACAATTTACTACTTTAAAGATGGCATTAGGGTCATCGACAACATACGCTTCGATATCACTTGCTACAGTACTTGCAGGATAATATTGACTAAAGAGTTGATATCCCAAGGTTGGATCAGTATAACTACAGCCCACAAAAACACCGACAACGCCAGCAACCGCTGATGTATCATTTTGTAGCGTAGAGATAATGATTGTGCCGTCACTTGTATACTGCACCACATCACCAGTAAAGATAGCTGTGCCATAGTTTGAAGCAATCGGAATCTTGCGGGTAGAACCCACATAATTATGCCCGCCAACTAGGTTGACTGGCTTTAGCCCGTAAGGGGCTGAGATAGTAGGGTAAGCCATGTATAGGACTCCAGATTAGATTAAGTTCCTTTGCCGAATGTTACCTTGGTCTTACGATCATTGAACAACGGCATACGAGGATCATTTTCCCGCATCAGGTTGTTGTCTACAGAAGACATCTGACTGTCTGTCTGCTGTTGAAAATAGTCAGTGCGATCTGCAACCATTTCAGATGGAGCTTTACAAAGCATTAGACCGCCAATCACTACGTTATCTCTAAAACGTTCTTGTTCTACAGCAACCATTGTAATTTCGGGGTGATCCTTAGCCAAGCACGGCTCCCAACCTTCGCGTAATTTTGATGAGACATTGGTAGCATCAACCTGACCTTGATTCGACACACGAATATATCTAAAACTATACCCATCTTGGGGCGTAGGAGACGGTAGAGTCTCTGGACGCGTCCAAGCCTTTTTACGTACAGTTTTTTCACGGGTTTTTAACTCGCGATCAATGCGATTTTCAGCCATTTGCTTTCCTCATGTCTATTGCAACCTGTTTGGCGTATTGTTCGGGTGTCAAACCCAACCGTCTTGCGATTTGCACTTGAGTTCTGGTTAGCGTCACCTTTTTAGGTGCTGTGCTCCGCGATGCGGGTGCTACCACTTGTGTCTTTCGCTTCGGTTCAGCATCCTCGAAACTACCGGGGAATACTTGACGCATACGAGCATCTATCGTCTCGTAGTATTCATCACTTTGCGGGTCTACGCCCTGTTTAACAAGTTTAGTATGCAACCCCAAAGCTAAACTCGTCATTTCATCGTCGACATTAAACCACGTATTAGCTTTTTGCCAATCTGCGGCCCGTGTATCAACTTGTGGTACTGGGGCGGTTTCTGTTGCCACCTCTACAGGGCTTTCACGTTCCTGTAAAGCAGGTACTTTAAAGTTTGCTAACTTATCGGCTTTTAACTTAGCAGATGTTAACTTTTCTTGTGCTTCTAACACAGCATCAGAATCGCCTGACTCGTACGCTTCTTTGTACTCGCGTTTGGCGTCTGCTGTCTCAGCGGCTGAGTTTCTTTTAGCTTGTTCGAGTAGCGCGGTTTGATTTTTGTTAACATTACCCTTTAGGGTTTTGTTTTCGTCCATAAGTTGTTGAGTAAGCCGTTCGTACTCTTGTTGCTGCCGTAACGCTTCTTCTTTAGCCCTACGTTCGTCATGGTAGCCTTTACTAAAGTGCTGTATGCGCTTACGAACTTTTTCAGAGTAGTCCTCCAACTCCTCGTCAGTAACTTCTTCTGGAGGTTCAGACGCCTTGCGATTTCTATCTTTTTTGGGAGTATCGTCAACAACTTCAACTTCAACTTCCAATCCAGTATCAGCAAAATCATCTTCACTTTCAGATTTACTCGCAGGTTTTTTATTTTGTTTGTCAGAAATGTCAATTTCAACTGCGCCAGAATCTTCAACCTCTATTCTGCTATTATCATCGTCTTCGTGTGGAAAACTGTAGCCTACTTTTTGAAATGCCATGTTTATGCCCTCTGAATACCTGATGGATCAGTCACTACAGCTTCAATAGAATCATCGTTCATAAGCCGATATTCTACACCGCCGATAGTAAACCGAGTTCCAGAGTTCATACGAAACATAACGTAGTCTCCTTCTTTGCACCACGGACCCGTGGGGAACCGTTCTATATCGCCGTAAGCCTGATCGCCTATGTCAACAACAAGACCAATAATAGACATTATATGATCTAGTTGTTTAACTTTCTCCGTTTTAAGTACACTTGTACCATCAAACTTATCTTCCGGTTGAGGTAAAGCTACAAGAACGCGGTAGCCCACAGGTTTAGGTAGTTGTAATTCAAACTCTTCTTCGCTGATACCTTGTTCAAGAAGCTGTTCACGCTCTAGTTCTTCAAGCTGTATCGTTTTAGTAATTCCCATCGTCATCTTCCATATAATTACGCGAGAGGTCTGCAATATGCGATTTGCTGGCTTCGAGACCCCGAATTAAACCAACAACTTCCTTATACCCAGCGTAGTCCTTTGCGGACCCTCCGGTTAAGAAAACTCGTGCAGAGGATATGTCACCCTCGATTTTATCTTTCAGCACGTCAAAGACGGTTTTTGCCATGTTTAGATACTATCTCCTTTAGGTTTTTGTTGCGCTTGCGCCATACGTGCTAGTTCAAGGTCTACCTTGTTGTCCTCTACACGTTTAGCCGTAGCGTCTCTTACACCCTGCCGTTTGGCATCTATAGCCAACTCAGCTTTTTCTATATTGACCTGTTCAGATGCAATTTTAGCGTCAAGCATCATCTTCTGTTTCTTCATCTGCAACTCAGCCTGTTTGACTTGTTGGTCTGCTTGATCGTTAGCAGCCTTACGCTGTCCTTCGGCTTGTTTAATCTGCAACTCAGCCTGTTTCATCTGGATAAGCGGGTCTTGCTGTTGTTGCTGTGCTTTTTTCTGTGCTGCTTGTTGTTGATGCGCTTGTGTAAGTTGTTTGCCTGCCTCTGCGACTAGGCGTGACAACTGCAGTTCGATCTCTTCAGGTAAAGGCTCGTTAGGTGCAGGTAGCGGTGCTCCCAGTTTTTCTTCGATCTGTTTACGATATGAGTACCCAAGGTGTTCGGCAATGTGCGCTTGTAACGACGCCATAATCTGTTTTGCCTGCGGGTTTTGCCCTATCATCTGTGCGACCATAGGGTCTTGCATAAACGAAGTGTGCGTAGCTAAGTGCGCATCGTGATCTTGATATATGAACGCTTTCATGGGTTTACCATTTAGCGCATCCATATTCTCGCTAATTGGGTCTGTTGGTACAGCATCGTCTTTTGTTGGGACAAGTTTGTCCGCATTTTTAACGCCCAACACTTCTATCATCTGCCTGTGTAACTGCGGTAAGTCGTATATCTGCGGTGCTTGTTGTGACATCTGCAGTACAGCTTGATACTGCACTACTCGCTGCGCCATTGTAGAGCTGTTAGGGTCGCTTACAGGAATGACATCGACCATCAGGTAGTCTTGCTGCCTAGCAGTCACTTCGCCTCTGTACGGCTGATACGCGTACTCTGTAGGAGCATACTCGGCCATGATAGCCTTGAGTAGCTTAAACTCCTGCTTCATAGCATAGTGGACCCGTGCTTGGACCGCAGCCATAGGCTTTAGCGTACGTTCCAGCAGAGCTAGTGTAGTGCCGACAGGGGCGTTAGCCGACATATCCGATATATTCATATCGCTAATGGCACCTAGCCGCCTGCCTTCCGTTGTAATAGTGTTCAAAAGTGCGAGAAGGGTCTGGCTAGGTTCTTTATATGGTAGTGGCATTATGTTGTCGCGGATGCTGCCAGATGGCACGTCTACGTCTTTCCACTCTCCGGGTTCAATCGGTGTATCGTCCCCCTTGATACGAAGCCCACGCGACTTTAACCCACCGGGGAGGTTCGACAGAGTACCCGCGTCAACCAGTTGCCGTATCAAGGAAGTTCCAGCACGGGCGTATCCACCAATAATGTGAATTAATCCAAGGCCATAGAAGCCAAATCCCGGCACATAAACGTAGTGTACGAAGTGTTGGCGTTTGAGGGTGAGGGGGTCATCCTCCTCGTAATTTCTACGGATCGCCAACACTTCGCCACTACCACGCTCAATGGTGACAACGTAAGGTCTAGCGATCTCATCATCGTCATCTACACCCTCAATTATGAGGTCTGCGTGTACTTCGTATAGGGTATACCGATCATCGTCCGTTAACGAATACCCACCTTCTTCTGCCTTTTTCTCTTCAAGGTCAGAATGATAGGGAGTCGGATCACCTAAATCTACATCGCGGTAAAACTCCGCTGCTTGTAGCTTCTTAATTTCGTTTTTTGTTTTACGCATTACGTGTGTAACACGTTCAGCAAACTCAATGGTAGACGCACCGTAAGGCACAATCACATCTTCTGCCGAAATATATAATGCTACCTGCCGACCAATATTAGGATCATAGTAGACTTTTTTAAACGCTGATCCTGCCAACCCAAGGCTATACAACATACGTTCATGTTCTGGCCTATACTCCACCATATTTTCGGTGAGTTCATAGTTCATGTCAGCTTTGACGCGCCCTGCGGCCTCTTCTTTGTCTTTTGTTTCTGACCCTAATATCTTGGTTTTTACCGGACCTAACGCGGGGAATGTCTCGCTCATGGTCTCGGCTTGAAACCGTATGGCTGCTTCGGCTAGGACTGTAGAGTTAACACCACAAGCACCTTCCCAAGGCTCTGTACGCTCCTCATACTTAAACCCTATGACATCAAGACCCTTAACGTATGTGTCTGTCCAGTCTTTGCGACTTTCAATGTCAGACTCTATAGCTTCTACAAGGTCATTGGATAAGGATTCTAACGCGTTATCCTCAAGAATTTCTGCTAAGTTACCACCAAACTCTATTTCCGCCATGTCACCGCCCGGAACTATGGTAATCTCCATACTGCCGTCAGACAGAGTTACAGACTCAGGGTCGATAATCTCAATCTCTAGTTCGGAGGTATCCATCTCGGCTACCCCGCCTAAACCGCTTTCTAATTCTTCGTCCATCCCTAGCGGGGCAGCGTATAACCCTTTTTCAATAGCCATGTATCACCTCTAATAAAACCCGCCTCGGCGTTGTTTCCAGTATCGCACATCTTCAGGTTCGTCAGAAGGTAGACGTATAAAGCCCCCCTGCCTGAAGCGCATAAGGGCCATAACCATAGAATCCACAAGATCATCATTACTCATAAACGGAAATCCTGCAACTTCTTCCACAACTTCTTCTGCCCACCGTGTCTGCGGCACCCAACATAGACCCGACGATATTATATCTGCAACAGAATTTAACCTTGCGGTTTTATCTCCCGAGCCTCTGTGTGGTGTATACTCCGACACAGGCAGGCCCATCCTACGCATCTCTTGGTACAACGCTGTACCCGAGCTTTTTTTCTCAACGATAAACGAATCTGGTTCCCAATCGTTGTATTCTTCCATTGCTAACGCTTTTAACTCTGGAAACTCCATACGCTTCTTTATGCTGTTTAACAATATAATATTGTGTTCGTTAGTCTCTTCGTTGAGAAATACGCCCCATGTAGTAAGGGCTGTATAGTCTGCACGGTTATGTTTTTCGGCTGCAGCATCTAACGACATGATAATATATTCGCAGGATGGCGACTCTTCTTTAGTCCACTCGTTCCACCACTCACGCTTAACAATCGCCGCTTCTTCTGCCGTAGGTTGTTGTTGGTACTGCGAGTTCCACTGGAACGTAGGCATAGACGCCTTGGTGCGGAGCAGAGCTTCTAGGTCAAAGAACTCAGGCCATAGGGGTTTTTCTACAATTTTTTTAGTCTTCTTGTTTTTGACTTCAATTATAGCGGGAAACTCAATGATATCATATTGATCGGAGCGGTCATTCTGCGCCATGTCCCGTGTAACACGTCCTGTGAGGTCATCTAAGTGCCACCGCGTCTGTATAATAGCCACCCTACCTCCGGGCATCAGTCGTGTTCGTGCTCCAAACGTGAACCACTCGTAGGCTTTGTCGAATATTTCAAAGTTCCCGTTGATGACATCCTGCTCAGAATGGGGATCATCAATAAGCAGGAGATCAGCACCCCGCCCAGCAAGAGCAGAACCAATACCACAAGCATAATACTCACCTCCAACATTTGTGTTCCACCGTCCTGCTGACTTACTATCCTGTGCAAGACGCACAGTAGGAAATATCGCTCTGTAGTCGTCTAAGGCTATTAAGTTACGTACTTTACGCCCAAAGTCTACCGCCAGATCGGTTGTGTGGGACACCATCATAACTTTTTTATTAGGGTTACGGCCTAAGAACCACGCAGGATAAAAGATAGAAACTAGCTGTGATTTACCGTGTCTGGGGGGTATATTTACGCAAAT